GCCGGGAAGCGGTCGCTGGCGATCGTGCCGCCCTCGCGCGCCGAGGCCGAGGCGCCGCCCTCACGGCCCGCGGTCGTCCTGCCGGTCGACCTCCTCAGCCAGGAAGGCGAGCAGGCCTACTGGCACCGGTATGCGGGGCCAGCGATCGCGGGCGGCACGCTGACCGCCATGACCGTCGGCGGCTTCGTGCTGCTCTGCCAAGTCGCCGCGCGGGCCGATCGCATGTGGGAGGACATCGAGCGGGAAGGTCTCACCGCCCATGTCGACGGACTGATGAAGGCGCACCCGCTCCTGCCGGCGTATCGCGGCCTGGTGCAGCGGCACGAGTCGCTGCTGCAGCGGTATCTGTTGGCGGCCATGGCCAAACCCGACCTCGGCGCGACGTCGAAACCGAAGGAGGACGATGACAGCGCCGCACTCCGCCAGCTCATGGCAATCAAGTGATGGCGGCGATCCGGTGACCGGCTACGCCCGCGACGTGGTGGAGGGGCGTATTCCCGCCGGCCAGTGGCACAAGAGCGCCTGTGCGCGCCATCTCCGCGACCTCGAGACGGCCGAGGCGCAGGGCCTGATCTGGAAGCCGTGGCTCGGGTGGAAGGTGGTGCTCTTTGCCCGACTGTGTCGGCACTTCAAGGGCCGTGCCTGGTCGGGCCGCCCTGTGGAGCTCGAGCCGTGGGAGGTGTTCATTGTCGGATCGCTCTTCGGCTGGGTGCGCACGAAGAATGGCTTCCGCCGGTTCGTCGACGCCTTCGTGGAGCTCCCGCGTGGGCAAGGCAAGTCGACGCTGGCGGCGATCATCGTGCTGTACATGACCTTCTTCGACGGCGAGCCCGGCGCGGATGGCTACTGTTACGCCACCAAGAAGGACCAGGCGCGCATTGTGTTCCGCACGGCACGCCGATTCGTGACGTCCTCGCCGCTCCTGAAGACGCTGGTCACGCCGTACCGCAGCACGCTGTTCAACGAAGAGAGCGAGAGCAAGATCGAGATCCTCGGCAGCGACAGCGACAACCAGGACGGTCTGCGGCCGCATATCGCCGTTGCCGACGAAATCCACCGGCAGAAGACGCCCGACATGATGGAGGTCGTCGAGTCCGGGATGGGCACGCTCGACCAGCCGCTGCACTTCAAGATCACGACGGCGGGGGAGCAGGCCGAGTCGGTCTATGAGCAGCAGGTGCGCATCAGCACCCAGGTGCTCGACGGCACTGTCGACATTCCGGAGTGGTTCGCGTTCATCGCGTCGGCCGATCCCGACGACGATCCGGAGCTCGAGGCGACCTGGCGGAAAGCCAACCCGAACTACGGCATCTCGGTCAATCCGGACTTCCTGCGCAAGGAGATGCGGAAGGCCAAGGCCAACCCCTCCGAGTGGGTCAAGTTCCGGCGCTTGTATCTCGGGCAGAAGGTGGGCCACGCCGATAGCTACCTGCCGCTGCTCGCGTGGGACGCCTGTGTCGCGCTGCCTCGAGTGACCGACGCCGAGTTGCAGCAGGTCCCGTGCTGGCTCGGCCTGGACCTCTCCAGCCGCATCGACCTGACGGCCGGCGTGCTGGTCTGGCTGCTGCCTGACGGCCGGTGCGTGTGGCGGCCGAAGTTCTGGGTACCGGAGGCGGACCTCGAGGAGCGGCGCCGCCGCGACCGTGTGCCCTTCCCGACGTGGGTCCAGCAGGGCGCCCTCGAGACGACCGCGGGGAACGTCGTGCACCTGGGCGTCGTGCGGGAGTGGATCGTCGCGCAGAAAACGACTTGGCCACTGCTGCAGGAGGTCTGCTACGACCCCTGGGGCGCGGGGGAGATCATGCAGACACTCAAGGACGACCATGGCATGCGGGTCGTCGAAGTGAGGCAGGGCCCGAAGACACTCAGTGAGCCGATGAAGCGCACACTGGCCCTGGTGCTCGAGCATGACTTGGATCCGAGTGACAATCCGGTGCTGCGGTGGAACGCCAGCAACCTGAAGGCCCGCATCGACAGCAACGAGAACGTGGCGCCCTGTAAGCGCACCTCGCGTGGCCGGATTGACGGCCTGACGGCGGGGATCACGGCGCTGTCGCGGGCGCTGCTCCAGCCCGTCAAGAAGAAGAGCCGATACAGCCAGCCCGGCGCCCACGTGGAGGCCATGACGTGGTAGCTGACGCCATGAGGAAATAACCCGATGCCCAAGACTCTTCCCGACGTTATCGCCGATGTTGTCCGCGACGGTCTGACTCTGAGCTTTGCGCCTGGCGATAGTCTCTTTGCGCCGACGATCTCGGTGGCGATCGGGCGCTATGTCAACGATCGGTGGAACGGCGTCAGCATCCAGCTCTCCGCCGAGATGCTGCGCGACGAGCAAGGCCTGGCCGACTACATCACGGATCGGTTGCACGCCTTCGTGGCCCCGACTGAGTCGAGGCCATGACGTGGTAGTCGAGGTGGTCTCGGCCACGCTTGGCGTGCTGGGCCTCGTCGCGGGCGCGCTGACGCTGGTCTACGAGTGGTGGGGCATGCCGCGCTTGCGGAAGCGCGTGCTGGTCACCTTCCGCGATCCGGCGGCGCCGGCGCTCGACGGCATCCTGTGGCAGCGGCGCGGGCGCTGGCTGGTGCTGCGTGACGTCTCGGCGATCGACGGGGTGAAGCGGCCGCCGACGCGGCTCGATGGGGAAGTGACCATCGATCGGGACGCGATCCTGTTCCTGCAGATGTCGTATGAGCCGCCCACCCGAGGATGAGGAGGACGTGATGGAGCGACTGATGACGGTACGCCAAGCGGCGCGCCTGACCGGGGTGACGCCCCGCACTATTCAGCGGTGGGTGCGGAAGGGTGCGATCACGGCGTACAAGACGCCTGGCGGGAGCCTTCGGGTCATGCCCAAGGAGTGCATGCCGCAGCCTCGGCCCGCGACAAAGTGAGACACGGTGTGACATTTTGGGACATTCCACCAAGCTGTCCCTTTCCCAGCCATACCACGATCGTGCAGGCTCTTGGTCTATGGGATCTCCGCGCCCCTGTGAACGGCAATGCGCGAAGTGTCAGCAGTGGTTGCACCATTCGCGGTTTCGTCATTGCAAGATGGTCGTTGGACATCGATCGATGTCCAAGGACTTCTTCAAGCGGATTTGCAAAGCCTGCGAACAGATTGAACGAAACGAGAGCAAGAACGCGGATCGGCCGTACGCCATCATTCGGCGGCGAGCAGAGGCGAGGGCGCGCGATCTAGGTGTTCCGTTTGCGTTTGTCTGGACGTCGTTGAATTGGTCGGCCATGGTGCCGTCCATGCGCGCCATGATGTCCGACGAAGGCGTGTGTGTGAACTGTGGCCACTCTTTTGTCAATGAACGCGATATCCAGATTGAACATCATGAACCGCCTCGGTATGACGGCGATTGGGCGCGCGAGCATACGCGCAATCTGGTTCTGAGCTGTCAGTCCTGCAATGGGACGAAGGCGCGCAAGCCCTTCAGTGATTGGTTAGATGAGCAGGAATCGGCACGGCTCAGCAATGAACGCCATCGTGGTGCGAATGATGGGCGGGATCTCATGACGCGGCCCGACGAGCAAGGCAGGCTGTTCTGATTCCACAGCGCGACAATTAACGACAGTGAACGACAGCGAACGACAAACCTAGACATCCCACCACCAAGACTCTTTCGCGCAACGCTGCGGCCGTGCAGGCTAGCCCTGCGCTATGGCCGTGGTGCGTTCAGCAGGGCGTCTCGTGGGGTTGGAACGGCGGGGCGCCTGGCCCCCGGGCACCGCCACGGGCTTCTGGCCTACGTCGAAGGAGCCCCTCGCGTTCTCGGAGGGTCTCGGGCCCGAACTCGTCGCGCCCAGCACCTGGTACGGCCCCAACGCCAGCTACGCCACCCTGTACCGGACGCAGCCGGCGATCCGCACGGTCGTCGACGCCTGCGCGCGCAACATCGCGCAGCTCGGGCTCCACACCTACGAGCGGGTGAGTGACACCGACCGGCAACGCGATACGACCTCGGCGCTGGCGCAGCTGGTTACCTACCCCAACCCCGCGACGACGCAGTATCGGCTGATCGAACACACGCTGATCGACTTCTTCGTCTACGGCAACGCGTATCTGGTGAAGCTGCGCGACGGCGAGGACGAGCCGCCCTTCGAACTGTGGCGCGTGCCGGCGGAGCGGGTGACCGCCGTCGGGGTGCTGTATCCCGAGGCCTATTGGATCTCGTCGCTCGAGGGCACGTGGTACGAGGTGCCGCCTCGCGACGTCATTCATTTCCGCGAAGCGCACCCCGGCGTCGACACCGTGCACGGGTTGTCGAAGATCGAGACGCTGCGACGCAAGTTGCTCGAGGAGATCCTCGCGCAGGGCTACCGCACGCAGTACTGGCGCCAGGGCGCACGCCCGAGTGGCGTGATTGAGCGTCCCCTCGAGGCGCCCGAGTGGGACAAGACGACGCGCGAGTACTTCCGGCAGGAGTTCAACGAGGTCTATGGCGGGGGGCGCGGGGCCGGGTTGGTGCCGGTCCTCGACGAGGGCATGACGTGGAAGGACGCGGGCTCGCACAGCGCCGAAGAGCAGCAGTTGGCCGAGGCGCGCGAGCTGCACGACGAGGAAGTGGCGCGGGCCTATCACATGCCGCTCCCGGTCGTCGGCCTGCTGCGTCGCGCGACGTTCAGCAACGTCAAAGAGCAACACAAGATGCTGTACCAGGACGCGCTCGGGCCGTCGATCCAGATGGTCGAGCAGGAGCTCGAGACGCGCCTGGTTCCTGAGTTCGCCGAGCGCGGCACGCATTACCTCGAGTTCAACGTCAACGAGAAACTGCGCGGCTCGTTTGAAGAGCAAGCCCAGACGTTCCAGACGGCGGTCGGCCGCCCGTGGATGACGGTGAACGAGGCGCGCGCCCGGCAGAACCTGCCGCGCGATCCCGATCCCGCCAGCGACCGCATCGCGGCGCCCCTGAACATGGCGACCGGCGAGACGACGCTCGACGCCGCCGACGTCGCAGACGAGGCCTCCCTATGAACACCGCGATGCTGCTCCATGAGTGGCTGCTGGCGATCAGCGCCGAGCAGTGGCCCGGCTACCGGGACGCGTACATCCAGGCGCAAAAGGCCCTGCCCGGCCTGGGCTTCGACGCGCGCGTCGAGCGGCCGGTGCCGGCCCCACAGGCCGGGGTCGCCATCGTGCCAGTGATGGGCGCGCTGAGCCGCCGCGGGGATCCCTGGACGGACATGCTCGGCTGGACGACGTACGAAGGTCTGGCCAACACATTGCGGTCGCTCGCCGCCGACCGCAGCGTCGCGCGGATCGTGCTGCGCGTCGACAGCCCGGGCGGCACGGTGTTCGGCGTCGAGGATGCGGCGCAGGCCGTGGCCGATGCCGCCAAGCGCAAGCCGGTGGTTGCGATTGCGGATGGCCTGATGGCCTCGGCCGCCTACTGGATTGCGAGCGGGGCCAACGAGATCGTCGCGGTGCCTGGCGCCGAGGTCGGGAGCATCGGCGTCATCGCCGTGCACTTCGACGAGTCGGGCGCCCTCGAGAAGGCCGGCGTCGTGGCCACGGAGTTGACGGCGGGCCAGTTCAAGGGCGAGGGCAGCCCGTTCCGGCCGCTCTCCGACGGCGACCGGGCCGCGCTCGGCGAGCGCATCGACGCGCAATACCAGCTCTTCACCGCCCGCGTCGCGCGGGGCCGCAAGGTCACCGTCGACCAGGTGCGATCCGGTTTCGGCGAGGGTCGGGTGCTGGCGGCCCCGGCCGCGCTGCGTGCCGGGCTCATCGACCGCGTGGCCCGGATGGGCGACGTGCTCGACGCGGCCACCGCCGCGATCACCACGACATCCCGCATGGCGGCCCTTGACGCCGACTTGCGGCTGAGGGCGCGCCTGCTGGCGCTAGGCGGCTGAGGCCGCAGGAGAGAACTCATGTTGCTCACGCAGATCGAAGCCGAGAAGAAGGCGGCCCTCGCGCAGGCCGATACGGTGATGGGGAAGGCGACGGCCGAGGATCGCCCGTTGACCGAGGAGGAGCGCGCCTCGGTGCAGGAGCACCTCGCCAAGGCCGACGAGTACGACGCGCGGCTCAAGGCCGGGCGCACGGACGTCACGCTGCGCGAGCGGCTCGAGACGTTCCGGTCGCCGGCGACGCCACCCATGCCCAAGCCTGCCGACCAGGCCGCCGGCCGTGAGGTCGTGGCGCGCACGTGGGGCCAGCAGGTCACCGCCAGCGTGATTGGCGAGGCCATCAAGGCAGGCGCCTTCCGTCGGCGGTTCGATTCGAGCCTCGTCGAGCTCAAGGCGCTCGAGACGCTGACCGGCATCACGGCGCCAGCGGGCGGCGCGGGCCTGCTTGTGCCCGACTACGTGCGCGGCATCCTGCCGCAGTTGTTCCAGCCGCCCACGGTGCGCGCGATCCTGCTCAACGGGCAGACCGACAGCGTGTACGTCAAGTACCCCATCGAGTCGCTCGCCACCAACAATGCCGCGGCCGTGCTCGAAGGCGGGGACAAGCCGCAGTCGGTGCTGCGCTTCACGCAGACGACCGACGAGGTCAAGAAGATCGCGACGTGGATCGCCGTCAGCAACGAGATGCTCGACGACGTCCCGGCGCTGCAGTCCTACATCGACGGCCGGCTGCGCGTCTTCATCGCGCAGGAAGTCGACGACCAACTGCTCAACGGGGACGGCATCGGCGCCAACATCCTCGGCATCAGGAACCGGATCGGCCTGACGGCGGACGTGACACAGGGCGGATCGGAGTCGGCGATCGACGCGATCCACCGGCAGATCACCGCCATCATGGCCGCGTCGTACGTGATGCCCGACGGGCTCGTCATTCACCCGAGCGATTGGGAATCCGTCGTGCTGACCAAGGCCACGGGATCGGGCACGTACCTCGGGGCGAACCCGTTCGCGCCCGTGCAGTCGCGCACGCTCTGGGGCCTGCGCGTGGTCGTCACGACGCAGATCCCGGCCGGCACGTCGCTCGTCGGCGCGTTCGGCAGCATGGCGCAGTTCTTCACGCGCGGGGGCGTCAGCGTCGACATGAGCAACAGCCATGACGACTTCTTCATCAAGAACCTGGTGGCGATTCGCGCCGAGGAGCGCGGGGCGCTCGCGGTGTACCGGCCGTCCGCGTTTGGCGAGGTGATCCTCACCGGCGGCGAGAGCGCGTAAGCAATGCCGAGTCGAGTCCTGGTCCCGCCGCGCGCGCGGACCAGGTCGCTCATGCCGAGTTCGGATGCGGGCGTCCTCGTGACGCCCGACACGCAGAGGATACGCAGTGCTCTACCCGCCCTTGTCCGCGCTTCGGGATCGATCGACCGCGATCCGGCTCCCGCTGGACGAGGAGGCGACAGCCCCGCCCGAACCGATCTCGGAGAGCGAGATCCGGGAGGAGCTGCGGATTGCGCTGACCGACGAGGCGCATCGCATCGAAACCAACGCGATCGGCGCCCGGGAGTGGATCGAACAGAAGTACGGGCTGGCGCTGATCCCGGGGACGCATCGCTGCACGGTCACGGCGACGCCGAACGGCCGGCTGGACCTGCCGATCCACCCAGTGACGGCGGTGCTGGCGGTCAGCCGCCTCGGCAGCGACGGCGAAGTCGCCGTCGACAGCAGTGAGTGGTGGGCCGACTTGGACTATCGGCCGGCGCGCGTCTGGGTCAGCGGGTGTGAGACCCACGTGGTGATCTGCCAGACCGGCTGGACGGCCACCGACATCCCGTTCACGGTGAAGGAAGCGATCGCCTATCGCGTCTGGGGCAACCTGGACGGCATCGCCGGCGCCGACTGGATGCGCGCGGTGGACGTCCGCGTGCGGCCCTACGCGGTGAGGGGCCTGTGAGCGTCGGCCTGCTTGGGGATCGCGTGACGTTTCAGCGGCGCGTCGTGACCAACGTCGGCGGCGTCGGCCAGGAGACGTGGCCGAACCTGCCCGCGCCACGCTACCCGGCCTACGTGGTGAGCTCGGCGGGGCGGCAGGAGCTCCTCATCGACGGCAACGTGCAGACGCAGACAGCCCGCCGGTACACGGTCCGTGTGCGGGTGCGCGGAGACGTGCAGACCGACGATCGCTGCGTCTATCACCACCCGTCAGGCGACCGCCTCCTGCAGATCCTCGGCATTGCCGAGAGTGACGACGCCCGCTGGATCGACATCGAGGCCCTCGAGGTGCGCGCGTGAAGGTGGGCCTCACCATCAATATCGGCGACGCGCTCGCCGACCTGGCCACCATCGATCAGGCGGTGCCGGCGCAGATGCAGGTCATCATCGCCCGCGCCTCGGCGCAGTACGCGTCGACCAGCCAGGCGCGCACGCCCGTGGGCACCGAGAAGAAACGCGCGGGCCAGCGCCTCTCGACCGGCTGGCAGACACGGCAGATCAGCCCGCTCAAGGTGTACGTCGCGAACATCCGCCCGCATGCCCACCTCGCAGCCGAGGGCTGGACGCATGTCGGCGGGAAACACATCGCGCCGTTCGTGCCGTGGATTCCTGATGCGGTGCACATCCGCGAGCGGATGGTCGACGACATCGAGGATCTCGTCCAGGGCAGTTTCCCGACGACGCTGCGGGCGTTGCGGGTGACGCCATGAGCCTGACGCCCTCGCCTGTCGTCGTCGACGCCTTGAACGCCGACGCCCTGGTGGTGAGCGCGGTGCCGGGCGGGGTGTGGTGGGGGATTGCGGACCAGTCGGCGCTGCATCCGTTTGCGGTGCTCGTGCTGGTGGACGGCGTGAACGAGAACGTGTGCCAGGGCAGCCAGGTCGGGACGCTGGATCTGACGTACGCGATGCTGGCGTATGCGCCGCTGAAGGCGGTCACGGCCGACCAGTTGCAGGATGCGGCCACGGCGGTGCACAACGCGATCCTCGGGCTGGGGCTCGACGCGGAGTTCGACGGGTGGGTGTTGCGGCGCCGCACGTGGCAGCGCGTCATCGAGCGCCCCATCCCGACCGATGGGGAAGACCGCTGGCAGGCGGTCGGGGGGCAGTACCTGCTGTCATTCGTGCCGAGTGGCGGCGAGAGCGAAAGCTAAGGAGAACGAATCATG